AGCTTGATTCATTGCCTCTAAGAAAGCAGAGTCTTCGCTCAAACGGAACTGGCTTGTATTGCCGTTCAAATCAGCCAAGTCTTTATCCACTTCAGAGTAGGCTTCTAACATGCCTACTGATTCATCTACTTGTGCAGTAGTGGATTTAGAAGTTGGAATACCTTGGTTAATCGCACGCCAGTAAACAGTTGGCAAACCAGTACGGATCACAACGCGGTGTCCAGTAGGCAAGTTACCTTCCATAAATACTGCATCTTCGAGGATCTCGTTAGACTGTGACAAGAGTTCTGCCACTACTGGTACGCGACCTTCTGGATCAATTCGTTTAGCCCAATCCGCTAAGGTTAGAGCTGTTGTTGACAAAGTAGCCATTGTTTAATTCCTTTCAGCGCCTCTCGGCGTTAGATTGTTTTAAGTAAGTCCCAGCGCCTCACGGCGTTAGGGGCTTTTTGCTGCTTTACTGATTCGGATAAAGCGATTTAGCTGGATCTTTCGCCCCTCCAAAACCACCGATGCCACCTGGCACAAAGCGGTCTTCACTAATTTGCTTCCCTGCTCGGTAGAACGCCCTAATAATTTCTGGGTGATTTCCTAAGCCTGATTCATTGAGTAACGCACGCAGCTCTGGTGTACCAAAGGTTTCTAAGGCCTTCTTTGCCGTTGCTAGGTTTTCGTTTAACTTGTCGCCACCAAACTCTTTATCAGCGGTTGCCGATTTAACCCATTCAGTCTTTGCAGCTTCTAGGGTGTTGGCCTGCTTTTCAGCAAAGGCATTGCCAAGTTTGTCGAGAACTTTTTGCGCACCATCTTGAGTCAGTTTCAATTCTTTAGCGACTTCTGAAAATTGTTCGAGAACGGCTTGATCGAACTCGCGCCCTTCGGGAGCTTTAAATTCATACTTCTCAGGTACTACTGGTTCATCACCAGTCTTTCCCTGGTCGCCTTCAGTATTGCCTTCAGTGCCGTCTTGTGGAGCGGCAGCAGCGGGTTGACCTTCAGTGGTTTGTTGACTCGTTTGGGCAGCAGCGGCAGCAGTTGCATCAGCGCTTGTTTGGGCTGTTGCAGTGGTTGTTGCTTCTGTTGCACCAGTTGATGCAGCGCCGTCAGTGTTATTTGTGGCGTCCGTCATCAGCGTGTTTGTTTCTGACATCGTTTTGCTCCTTGAGCATTAACGCGTATTGGTCTGGACTGCACTCGTTAATTTGGGCCATAAGCATCAAACCGACATTTCGTTGGCCTTCTCGAAAGAAGGTTTCTGAATTGCCTGTAAACGAACTGCGATACACACCAGTACGCTCCAGCAGCCGCCACACAATGCGACGGCCTCTCTTGCTACCCATGAGCCATTTAAAATCGTCTTTTTCCTGATCGACAATCAGTTTGATGCGCTCGCCAGACTCATCTTTCTTGCGCTCCTGACCTCTCAGGTCAAATGGATCAAAATCACTCATGCAATAAATTTATGCGTTTACCTTGCAAGTACGCGCACTCAATCGCTATCTGATCCGTACAACATGGAGGCAGATTTGGACGAGTTGCTAGCACTGCCAATTTCCATGTCCGTGATTTGCAATTCCAAATACACTTCTTTGTCGTCATCACCCACATCGACTTCTTGCGTGACTGTGGTTGCCGTCGCCATTGCCTTGATTGAAAGCACTGTGCCTGCTTCTGGGGGAGTTAAAATCCCTAGAATCTCGCATTGCTTAGGATTAAGGCGGATGCAAAGGCCATACCCATACGGGTTGTTTTGCATTTCCATGACTTCATCATCCGTATTGGGTGCTGCCATATTCTTGAGTGACATGATTAATCCTTAATAGCAGGCAAAAATGCCAGTAGAAGTTGTGCCAGTAGCGCGAATACGCTTGGCGCGGATATAGATCACTGCGCCAAACCAGCTTGAGTTCACGGGAATCGTGACAGTCGTGCCAGCAGCAGTATCAAAACTCACATTGCCCACTGTGGTAAATAACAATCCGCGTGATACGCCATTAGGCAAATCAGTAGCATCGCTAGGGGTGACAGCCTTAAGATCATTGATCGGGCTAAAGTCGTTGGTCGTATCTAAAAATGGATATGGCATGGTTTACTCCTTTGGTTTATTGAGGTTGTTGGTTGTAGCCAGAGAACATTCCCATCACATCGGTGAGGGCGTTTTGCTTGCCTGTATCAGCACTTGCCAATGTCTTAGCGGTTTGCGCGCCTTGTGCCATTGATTCTTGTTGTGCCTGTGCTTGCGCTGCTTTAGCTCTGTCTTGACGGATCAGTGCTACTTTGTCGCTTGGCACGATGAGTTCTGGATCAACACCCAACATATCGGAATAGGCTTCCGCCCACTTGTCTGCATCGATGTTGTCCAGGACATCAGGTTTAAGCTGTGCAATCATTCCTAGGCTGCCCATGAAACGATCTACACCATTGGTTGCTACGGCACGCTGGGCTTGAGCCAACATGGATACAAACTCCACATTGATCTCTGCGCCTTGCAGCTCTTCTGGTGGAGGTGGCACGATTCCAGCAGCCATCATGCGATTGAAGGTCATTTCAATCAATGGATCTAGCAGCTCATTTTGTAAGCGCTCTAATACTGGGCCGAGCATGAGTAATTTCTCCTCATGGCGCTCTGCCACCTCCGTTGCGGTCATGCGCGAGTCGGTCTGATTTGCCAACATGAGGAATAAGTCAGCATAAAAAGAGCCACGAATACGCTCGCGTACATCTTGAATATCAGCTAGAAGATGGTTCAGATCGATATTGACTTCAAAAGCCGTCTGAATCCCTTGTGTATTTGAAGAGGCATCGACAAAAGAAATCCCGCCTGGCAGTGTTTCGATGTCGCGATTTTTCATCGAGGTAGGTACTTGCAAGGGCGGCTTAGTCTTGTAATCAATCCCTTGCGCCTTGCGTAACTGCTCATGCTGGAGCTGTTTGACATCCCCTAATGCTTCCATGCCAGGGCTATGACCATAAATGTCGCCACCCGCAGTCGCCCAGCGTGGCGCTAAGGCAGGGAAATGTTTAAAGCCAGACTCAGATAAGTAGCGATTCTTTTGACCATTGAGTTCAAAGTAACAAGAACTGTATGCCATATTGAGGGCATCTTTTTTGCTAGGATCACGATCTGACCGAGGTTCAATCGCATGAATAATCGTGACCCACTGATCAAGCGATCCCCTGTCATACATCGTGCGTACTGAGTTAGAGCATTTATCGTAGCCAAACTCCCCCACTAACTCATGGACAGTCTTTTGAAACTCGCGATAAATGGTATTGACTTGACCGCGATAGTCGGTAGCAATCGCAAACTCACCCGTCGTTAAGGGATAGTGACGAATCACATCCTGATAATCGTCCATCACAATCGAGGCCGATGTACCAAAAGCGCCTAATTCCTCATACATCGAGTGTAGGGCGCGATAAGTATTACCCTTTTGAAAGATCTCCAACATCAAATTAGTAACTTGATTAAGCCAGACTTTGACGGGTTGATATTGCATGAGTTCACGATCTGCAATCCCTAGGCGAAACCAAGGGCGCGCAGGCGATGTCATGCCACTCATCATTCCCGCAGCTAAGACTCGTAATGCTCTTGTGCCAGTGGAGTCATAGATATTGTTATGACGACGATAGCCTTTATCGCGATCTTGAATAAAGAATCGCCCTGATCTTGGCAACATATAGTCGCTGATCTCTTTCCAATGGGCTAACCAAGAGGAGCGTTCACTCTTGAGTTGACCCCAGCGTGTATAGAGCTTATCTCTATCTGGTGATTTAGTGTTTGGCTGGTTATCGCCCGTGTATTCGCTCATAGTTTTATAGTCCTAACATCGTGCTTTTGTTTAATTTGTAGGTGTTATCTGGCCCACTAATCGTTCTAGTAGTCAGAGATCCTGATCCTTGTGGCGCGCCCAAGATGGATTGATCATTGAGTGATGTCGCGTTTTGCTGCGTATTGCCAGCCGCCAGTGTTTGACTGCCTGCTCCTGGAGCGCCTAAAGTCTGATTGGTTTGGGGCTTATTTGGTATGCCTATGGCGTTATCTGCGGCAGATATAATCCCTGCGATTGGCTTTCCTACTATTGGTATTGCAGAAATTACACCTGTTGTTAGCTTTTCTGCTTGATTGATTGCAGACCCCACTGCTGCAAACCCATCAGTAACCGCTTTGCTAATTGCCGATGTAACGCTGGATACAGCATTTGTAATAGTTGATATAGGATTCCAAGAGCCACCGAACGGCCCCCAAAACTCAAGCTGATCTGTTTCTGGGTTAATACGATTCTTTTTGTTTCCGACTGTATAGACCTCAATATCTTCACCCAAATCCGAAAATACTTTAGTCAAAAACTCTTGAATGTTTTTGTCTTGTGCCAGCTCCACTGGCAGAACAATCTCGCCAATTGTTAAGTGAGCAAGAACACTATCTCCACCACGCCCTTCAGCAGCAGCTTCATCTAGGATTTGATCCTTATCTTTTTGAGGCTTGGTCGCCATTAACCACCTAACAATGAGCTTTTGCCCAGAGATAATGTATTGGGATCAATACCAGCAGGGCCAGTCAGCATCGTGCCTGATTGACCGCCTTTGGCA